AATTCAATCATCGAGTCAGACCCTCAATCCCTACAAGTAATGGCCCAAAACATCGCCCCTAAGAAGGAAGAAGACCGTAAAGAACTGGGTCAATACATCTCAGAAATGTGGGATGAGGACAACCAGGATCGGTCGCAGTGGCTCAAAGAGCTACCTCGATGGCTCGACGCTTATCAAGGGAGACCCCAGAAGAAGGATATTCCCTGGGAAGATGCAAGCAATCTGTTTGTGCCTCTCACTGCGACAGCGGTTGATGCGATTCACCCTAGGTTGATGGCGGCTCTCTTCAAGCCCACTCCTGTCGCCTCATTTCGTGCTCAAGAGCCCTCAGATATCGACCTCGCGCGTAAAAACGAAGTATTCTTGGATTATGTGGCTCGGGAAGAGTGCTCACTATTCCCTATTGCAGATCGTTTCCTTCTCAATACTCTCATTTATGGGATTCAGGTAGTCAAAGCTTCGTGGGAGCTTGAGACCAAGCAACAGAGGGTCAAGCATGAATTCCCGCTTGAGACTGATCCTCAGATGGCTATTCAGGATATTCTTGCGGGTGAGAAGGCATATGCCGATGCCATCAATAGAATCACTGATGAAGAGTACGAAGTCGTGATGAAGGACCGAAAGGTCAAGTTAGATGTACAAAAGAGTCAAGACTATCTGTGCATCTATACTGAACGAGAAGAGATCACCAAGGATCAAGTTGTTATTGACCTGATTAACCCGGAAGATGTATCGTTCGATTCTGATTGTCCTTATGATCTCCAAAAGGCCGATCATATTATTGAGCGATATTTCCTCACCTTGGATCAAGTCAAGAGAAAGGTGAAGAATAAGCTCTTTGATGCGTCTAAAGATGAGCTAAAGAGACTTGAAGAGAGTGCTTCCTCTGATATCAATTCTTCTGATTCGACCAACGATGTTAAACAATTCCGCGAGTCTATTACGGGTGCTCGTGAAACCTGGAAGCAAAGTGCTCCCTACGACAAGGTTGAGCTTCTCGACGCTTATATTAAATACGACATTGATGATGATGGTTACGATGAGGATCTCGTCGTCACTATTCCTGTGGAGCATCCCGAAATCATCCTACGAGCACACCGTTTGGAAGAGGTCTATGCTCATGGGATGCGACCGTATACCCTCTTTTACTTTAATCCCATTTCTAAGACTGTGTGGGCTCAGGGTCTACCGCAAATGGTTGAGGCGTTGCAAGCCGAGGTCAATATCATCCATAACCAGCGGAATGATGCGGGGCAACTGAACAACACGCCATATGGATGGTATGTACCGTCAGCGGGCATGCCAAAAGAGCGCGTCCCACTTGAACCCGGTTACATGAATCCGGTTGGGGACGTCAATCAGGTTAAGCTCCATCAACCGGGTAACTTCCATGTTTGGCCGTTCCAGGAAGAGCAGCTTCTTTATACCCTATTCGAACGACGCACCAAAGTCTCTGACTTGACCCTTGGTCGAGCCGGTGAGAACCAAGGTGCCTCTCGTACCGCTACAGGAGTCCAAGCCCTCAATGCCCAGCAGGCTACCGGATTTGACATTGTTATTCGTAGGATTCAAGAAGGCTGGAAGGGCCTTCTACAGCAGATACTCGCTTTGTATCGGGAGTATATGTCTGATGACAAGTTCGTTCGAGTCACGGGTTCATATGGTGAGCCTGATTATGTGATCTCTCGTCGTGACCTGTCCAGTAAAATGGACATGATCTTCACGGGCAACTCCCTCAACACCGATCGAGAAGTTGAGCGCAATACCACCACCTTCTTGGCTCAGTCGGTCATGTCCCCAGCCGCTCTAGCCTTTGGTATGCAACTGAGAATATTTGACCCTCAAAGCATCGCTGAATGGTATCGCCACCTCTTCCAGGTTTTTGACGTGCCCAACATTGAGAGGATCATCAAGATCCCCGAGATGCCCAAGATTTACAAGCCTGAAGAGGTCATGAATCGTTTGATGAGCGGTGAAAAGCTGGTGCCCAAACAGGGTGAAGATCACGACGCCATCGTTCAAATGATTACTCAATACCTTCAGTCTCCGCGAGCCTTCACGCTCGATGCGGGCATCAGGATCTTGATGCAGAATCAAATCCAATCTCGCCAGATCCAAAAAGCGAATGAGCAAATGCAGCAAATGATGCAACAGATGATGATGCAACAAATGCAGCAACAAATGATGATGCAAGGTGGACAACCTGGACAACCGGGTGGGGTTCAGATGCCCCCAGGACTTGGGGGCGCCCCTCCACAACCTCCTCAACCACAAGGTGGACTAGCGTTCTAATATGAGAGAACCACACGATGTTTTTGTAAGAGAATTCCTTCAGCACCCAGCCTGGAGCGAAGTGTTATCCAAGCTGGACAACCTCGCTAAAGATATCACGAGTTCCGTAATGATGGGAACCAAGGATGATTTCGATAAGAACCGAGGTAGAGTTGAAGGAGTATATGAAGCCATGGCCCTCATTAGAGGGCTCATTAAACAGGCAAATAAAGGATAAAGGGTAACAGGAATGGCAGAGACCACGATTCCCCAAGAAGCACCCGTCCAGGCGGCTCCTGATGAGTTTGAGTCCAAGTTCAAGGCTCGACTCAAGGAGAAGTATGGGATTGAAGACGATCCCGATACTTTCAAGTCCAAGCGAGAGAAGTGGACCAAGGCTGAAGAAGAGCTTCCTCAATATCAATCAACTCTTAACGCTCTCATTGAGCATATCAAGGCCCAAGAAGCTGCGGCTGTTCAAGAGCCCGTTAAGAAGGTTGAAGATGATGAGGAACGTCTCCGTACCATCGCTAAGTTGGACCCTTATGAGGGGGCCAAACGATACTTTGCGAAGAAGGAACAAGAGTTAGAGGCGAAGTTCAAGGAAGTCTCTACTCAAGCCTCCCAGCAATCTCAAGCCGCAGTTCTCCATCGTGAGGGACTCCGACGGGCTCATGATATCGTTCGTGAGCAATGGCCCGAGGCGTTCGATACGAACACCGATCTTCATAAGATGGGCAAGCAAATCTTCCAGAACGAAATGTCCCAATCTGAGCAACAGCATCCCATGGCATTTTTGATTGCCACAGAGAGGGCCGCTGGAAGAGTTGGAATGGCCCCTAAGAATCGACGTAGTACTTCTGCTCGACGTGACGTAGCCGCCCAATCGGTGAGCCGTGATCGTGTCAAGGCTCCTGATTTGGATGATGAGACGCCTCTCAACTCCCGACAAAAAGAGGTAATCGAGAAGATGGGTGTTGATGAGAAGACGTATCGTGAGGCTCGTAAGAATCGTGCCAAGAAGAAGGTTGAGGAGCAAGACTAATGCCATTCCAAAAGGGTCACGCTCCATACAATAAGAAGAAGGTTGCAACCTCCCAAGATGTAGCTCAAGAACCTGTGTCGGAAGAGACGAATGTGTTAGCCCCTCAACAGGGTGAGTCGGTGGTACCAAAGGAACCGGAGAGACCTGAACAGAAGGTGAAGACGCAAAAGGAGTTTGCTGCGTCGATCCAACCTCAAGTTCTGGACGACCCGGACTTCGCCCATATCTACGGGTGGAACATGGCCGAGCTTGAGTTGACTGACGTCATGCTCAACAAAACAGCAAAGGTGCCCAAGTGTGTCCAGGAGTACTGTGATGCTCGGGGGCTCGACTACAGATGGCTCTCCTACCCTACTGTCAAACAGCGGGGGATGAGAAACTATGTGGCTTTGTCGTTGACGCCTGAACTACGGAAGAAGATTAAGGCTGGCGATTGTCCCCCCACCGTGGATATTGACGTATCAAATAAACTAACCTGGCGTGAAGACGCCTTCCTTGGGGTAATTCCGAAGAGGTTCGTGGAGGCTCGTCGTAAGGCGGTACAGCAACGTATCATCGAACAGACGAAGCTTGCACGGGCAGCTGGGGAGCGACTCCGAGAGGGCGCCCGAATGGCAGGTGGCAAAATCGTCGAGTATAGCGTAGAAGAAACGTCTCGACAAGGACTATAAAGAGTAAATGGCTAACACAGTCAATCCGAGGGGCTTCGAGCCCGTTCAGCCCATCCTTCGCATGCGTTCGTATGTGAAGGGGACGGCCACCAAGCTGTTTCCTGGTGATGCAGTCGTCCTCCGGCCAGATGGGAAGATTTATGTGGCCGCGACTGCTGGGACCACGTTGGCGGGAGTTTCGGTGGGTTATGCCACCGCTGCCGCGACTCGTGTTCTTATCTATGATGATCCCGCCCAGCAGTACTACATCCAAGACGATGGCGTGAGCGGTACGTTGGCTCAGGCTGACATCGGTGCTGGGTTTAACATCGTAGTCACCGCGGGTAACACGACCTTCCTGAAGTCTGCTCAAGCGCTCGACACCGACACCAAGAATACTGCAACTGCCGCTCGCGCCTGCGTGCTTCTGGGCTTCCACCCGGACGACACGGTTGGCAAGAACGTTCGTTGCCGTGTTTCATTCAACTACGCGAAGAATCCGCAGACGCGTGGTTCGACCTTCATGTAAGAAGAGGATAACACATAAATGGCTAACGTCCTGGTTCGGAGTTCGTTCCAGGATATCTTTGACAATCTTCTGCCTGCTATCGATGCAGTGTATATGCAGGCAAAGGAGCTTGACGAAAGTAAGGCTCCTTGGAAGAAGATCTTCTCAATGAAGAAGTCCACGCGCCAGTTCGAGAACATCACCGGCTTCTCTGGTTTTGGTCAATTCTCGACAGTGGCCGAGGGCGAAGATATCCCCCTGATGGACATTGCTCAGTTGCATGACAAGAAGTTCACCCACACGAAGTTTGCGGGTGCTTGGCAGGTGACTGAAGAGATGGAGGATGACGACAAGTTTGATCTCGTGAGTGGGCTGGCGAAGGCGTTCGCGCGTTCGTATAGGTTCACGAAAGAGGTTAACTTTGCCAACGTCCTGAACAACAGCGGTACGACTGAGACTTCCGCTGACGGTCTAGCGATTCTCCATGACGCTCACGTTCTGGAGAATGGTTCGACCATCGACAACAACGCGGGCACCACGGACTTCGGTCTGTCGGCTGCTCAGACGGCGTACAACTCGTTTGCCACCCTCACTGACGACAAGGGCATCCGTTCGCCCTTGACGCCCAAGTATCTGGTTGGTCACCCGGCCAACCGTTGGATCTTTGGTGAGATCATGGGATCGCAGTTCATTCCCGTGACTAACGGTTCTTCGGTGGCAGGCTCAGACTTGAACAAGATTAACGTCTTGAACGAGGAGAGCCCGGAGATTATCCTTTGGCCTGAGATCGTTGACCAAGATGCTTGGTGGCTTATTGCTGACCCGGAGGCGGTTGGTGGTTTCGGACTGAAGGGATATGACAGGCAGCCTTTCACGACTTCAACGGACTTCGACGTGCGCAACCTGACGATGATTAGTGTTGCTCGTGGTCGATGGAGCCGGGGTTGTTATGACTGGAGGCAGGTCTATGGTTCCTCAAGCTAAGAAGTAGTCAAATGGGAGGGGGTGTCAAAGCCCCCTCCCAATAAAAGGATATTGGAATGAGTGTAGTTGAACGAGATGCTCGGTCATTCACCAAGAACGCTGATTCAGCCCCCGCCCTTGGGATCGCCCTCCCTGTGAGAAAAAGGTCTCCAGTGGAGTTTTGGATGCATCTTTACCAGATGCTCCCTCCCTTGAATACCAAGATTGGATACATGATCCAAAAGGCGGATGAAAAGAATGTCGTGGATGGGAAGCTGCCAGCAGCAGCACGAAATGCTCTCATTGAGCGGGCCCTTTCACGAGATATGCAGTTCCTCTTTTTCTTAGATGACGATGTACTCTTCCCTGATATTACCTTGTATCGTATGTGGGTAACGCTTCAAAAGCATCGTGAGGTTGGGTGTATCACCGCAGTTGGGGGCACTAAGTTGACCCCAAGTGAACCCCTGATCTACCAAGATGGAGTACAGGGGGCTTGGTGGGATTGGCAACTTGGAGCCCAAGTTCCTATCCACTCAGCGTGGGCTGGGTGCATGCTCGTCAACTTAGAGTATGTCAAGAAGATGCCTGAGCCGTGGTTCAATGACGTGGTGACAGGGGTTGATGGACCGCCAAATGAGAGAGTGAAGCAGAACATTTGGGGCCACGATCGCTACTTTCACAAAACCATGCGCGAACAAACAGGTGGGATAATCCTTGCTGATACTGGCCTTCTCGTCGCTCATTTTGATGCTGACCTACAAAAGTCGTACATTTTGCCCCCAAACTCTCCCCCGTTCACGAAGCCGATTCTAGGAGAATGTTTTATCCCGTTTTTTGATGATGATGGGACAGTCAACTGGAGGCGGATCATCGTAGCCGACCAACCGGACCCTTCGTTCAAAACATATTTGAACTGGTTACAGGATCAAAATAAGGAACCGGCTCCGGTTATCTCGATCTTGAACAATGATCCTCCCAAGAAGCCCCTTGAGCAACATGAGGGGTTCGCGGTAGACGATAAGAGGAAGGGTGACTTCTCGAAGTGGTTGGAGGAAATTGGAGCATGAAAACGCTAGCCGTTATTATCCCTCGATTTGCCAACAACGAAGCTACTTCGAAGATCATCGATTTAACCGTTGAAACGGTGCTCAAGTACCCTGACACCCGGTTCGATACGACAGTGACCGTGGTTGACGATGGATCTCAAATTCCCTTCGTCCCCAGAGACGGCGTTAAGCTTGTGGAACATGGTTACAATCGCGGTATTGCGGTAGGTTGGAATACTGGGTGGAAGGCGAATCCTCAAGCTGATTTCTTGTGTTGGCTGAATGGGGATTGTTTGGTGACTCCTGAGTGGAGTTTCCCTCTCGTTGCTTCAGTGGAGCAACTTGATATTATCGCCATGCCCTACACCAATGGCGAGAAGAGTGATGGGATTGGGGTCGCGGGCTGGTGTTTCATGACTTCCAAGCACCTCGCCGAGAAGATTGGACCTTTTGATGAGACTTTTGTCCCGGCTCGATACGAAGATACAGATTGGTTTCATCGGGCCATCTACTATCATAAAATTCCTCTTGCAAACGTCCCGTCGAGTAATGTGATTCATGAGAGAATGCAAGGTGGAACTAAAGATATCAAACGTATGGACTATCTTCATCTTGCCAACAAGATGAGATATTGCTGGAAACACAACGTCAACCCTGACGAAATTCCCCCCTTCTGGAGATCCCCTCTCCCTGAAGTGGACATTGAGGTTTAAATGGCAATTGTCAGTTTCAAGTCTCAACGCATCTCAACTACCGCCAACACGACGATTAACCCGGCGAGCATCATTGGGGCGAGACTTGTCTCGACGACAACTGCCGACGTGATCGTTCACCTCCACGATACTCGTGCCGCAACAAGTGCATCCACCCGGATCGCTACCTTGTTTGCCACGAACCCTGGAGTCGACGAACTGGGGTATCCTGTGAGAGTTTATACGGGGACTCTAATCGTTTCACCAACGACGACTTCTGCGACCCTTTATGTCTTTGTACGGTAACCTCGAATGCCCTGGACACAAGCATCTAATCCTGTTAACACCAACCAATGGTTGGGGGATTGTAGCCAACTAGACTTATTCACGGTTACGGTCCCCGTTCAGCCCGGTGATTCAGGATTCACCCCCGTTTCAGCCTATGATACAAATAACATCCATTTTATGGATGGATTCGAGTATCCATCAGCATATTATACAACTGATGGTTCTTTGTGGGATGGAGTTGGGTCACCAGCGACGAATGGGAGCATCTCCACTGATGTCCGGGATACAGCCTTAACAGCGGGTCACTCTCTCCAGATTGTTTCTACCGCTTCTGCTGGGGTCTACTACGGCCATCCGACGAAACCTCTTTCTCCTACATATCAGTATCTCCGTGTCTATGTGAAGGTTGTCTCAGCCACAAATGCAAATGGCTCACTGAGGGCGTATACCATTTGTGGGTGGAACGATAATACAGGGTTCAGGTCTACGGCTAAGATTGTTTTCCCGGCTGCGGGTGGAACTTCGGCTTTGAAGTTCGGGGTTGAACACCCCGTCTTCAGTGCCCAAACCACGGGGACTGCCAATATTACAATTGGAACTTGGTATCGCATCGAGTTAATCACTGAACGCACCTCTACGTCCTATACGACAACGGCCAACATCTATGTTGGTGATAGTTCAACAGTTTTTGATACAATCGCGGTGAGTGGTTCTGGAGTTGCAATGGGGGGATTTCCCTTTATTGCTTGTGAGTCTGGAGCAGCGGGTAATGCGTTGACTCTGAGATTTGATGACTTGAGAGTCCAAACGGCCCTCGATACGATCCCAACAGCCGCCGTGAATTCTCCTAAATTTGGCCCTGGTGGGATTTGGGCTCTGTACCCAAGCGGAGTCAACACAACTGAATGGACTCCCCTCTCAGGAACAAACTGGTCCAACGTTGATGAGTTTCCCCTTGCCACTTTTGATGACGATACCTCATATATTTCAGACGCAAATACAACTTCTAAAACTGATATATATGATGTATCCGTGACGCCCAACACTCTTCCCAATCATATGTACATCAAGGCAGCGATGGTGCGTGCCCGGTACAAGAACACCGCTGGCACCCCTTCCGTAAGAACGGTATATCAGGATGGATTGGGGACCAACTATCTTGGCTCTCAAGATGTAGCTGGGGGCACATACGAAAGTTCCTCTTACTCCTTTTTGATGTATCCAACTGGTCTCCCAACGGAGTTGGTTGGGGTGCAAGGAATCGGGATTAACCACGTAGCTTCGGCTGCAAGCACCGTTCGGTGTACTTCTTCATGGGGGCTCATTGACGTGGCCCAACAGGCTTAAGACATGTCTAGACCAATGACCTTAGCAACCATGCGAGCAGAGGTATATGCTCGACTGGGCGAACAAGCGGGGTTCTACACTGACTCCCAAATCAACCTCTGGTTGAATGATGGAATGGACGATATCGCCTTGAGGTTAGAACCCAAGGTGACTTCAGCCACCATCACGACCACTAACGCAACTACCGAATACACTCTTCCTGACAACTTGATCTCCATCAAGACTGTTCTATATAAGGACACCTCTCCTAATCCCGATGTTTGGGTTAATCTCGAAGAAACCACGTATCTTGAGCTATTTAGAGAGAACCCAGCATGGGAGAACGAGACAGTTGATCTTTTGCCCACCCATTGGTACTGGAGGGTAGAGAAGGTGATTGGGTTGTTTCCCCAACCTGTCACAGGTACCACTAACGGGCTAAGAATCATCTACACGTGTCGTCCAGATGAGATGGACGAAGACACCGATACGACCACGATGCCTGACTGGCTGGATCGAGTTGTGGTGCTGTATGCCACGTTTAGGGCCCGGTTGAAGGATCGTGACGACCAAAAGGCTATCGTGGCAAGGGCTGAGTGGGAAAAGGCTATCGACCAAGCTGGGTTATTGATTAACAAGCAGCGTAAGGAGCATGCCCCTCGGTTGGAGCCCCGCCAGAGAAGCTATCGAACGTGGTGGTATGGGCGGTCCACCACCCCTATCTAATCATGGCAATTAACCTCCCCTACCCATACCCTGATTTAAGCACCCAGACTTGGGACGCTTTTGCCCTCCTAAGTAACCTGCAATTCCTGGCTGATCGAATTACTGCGATTCAGGCCGGTCAATTGATGCCCGTTGGGGCCTTGGTGATGTTCAGGACTGGGAGCACCTGCCCAAGCGGCTACACGAAGGTTACAGACGCGACGTTGGCTGACCGCTATCTCCGTATCAACCTTGCCTCTGGAGGGGCTACAGGGGGCACTAGCAGCGCGTCAGTGACCGATCCTGGACACACCCACGGTGTAGGTACATACGTCACTTCGTCTAAGGGTGGACACACCCACACCAACTCGGTCCCAAGTTCCACGGTTGTAGTTGATGGGAACTTGGATCTCACCACGGTAAGAGTGGCAAAAGGTACGCATATTCATACCATTACCTCTGCTGGGGCCCACACCCATGGTCTAACGGGAGCTTCAGCCAGTAGCACGACCCATATGACCTTCACGATTGCCCCTAAGTTCTTAGATGTTATTCTATGCCAGAAGGCTTAAGTGTGGACGATTATAGCCTGATTTGGTTCTATAATCCAGATTGTGAATACTGTACTGATATAGAACAGGAGGTCACCCGCTTTGCCCAGAATCGTGGGGCGATTCTTCGCAAGGTTTTGGCAGGGATCATTGATCCCGAATCTGGAGAGTCTCAAGTTCCAGCATTGATGTATACTCATCCAGCGGTAAAAAATCACATGTTTGTGGGGCGGTTCTGCCTAGAAGCCCTCAGATGGACCCTCAATAATGTCGAAAGATAATCTGGGAGTTATCCGCCAATATGACTTCAG